TACTGTCTTGGGATCAATTAAGGGATTATTTATCATTAAAGAAACGATTGATAAAATTTCTATTTTTTGTTTAACTGGGCTTAGATCCCTAAAGTCTTTTTCTTCGTTTGTCGCTTTCTCTAGACCTAAAAAAGTAAGCATCTTCGCATAAGCTCCCCAAAGCCCATCCTCATCAAGGATATTTAAATCCTGCCAACCATTTGCTATCAGATAGGCTTCGATTGTTTGCACGGGCTTTGAGGAGAAGAACAGAGAGTCAATCTTTCCCAAATCCATCCTGATTTGTTGGAAGGCATCCTTCGCTGCATCCGGGATGTTACCCACAGACCATTCATCCGCTGTCATTAAGGTAGTTATAGTCTCCGCCGCATCGCCAACGCCTTGAATAAGGTTTTTTAAGTTATTAGGATCGTCTATTAAACCCATGCCAAGAGAATAAGTAAGTACTCCAGCCTCCTTGAGCTCTTCTATCAAAGCTAAAAGAAGTATTTGCCGCTCATCCTCAATTCCTAGCCTATCAAAAAAAGCTTGTCTTGCTGATAGGTTTTCATTACCTGTTAAAACCCCTAAGTCTGTGATAAGAAAAGCGGCCTGTATTCCAGCAGCTCTACTTTCATCATCCCTGTTAAATTTTTCTATATTAAACAATAAGTGTAAATTCTCTAAACCCCCAGCATACATCTTTTTTGCTGCTCCTAAAGCTTGAAGTTCGATTCCATATTTTTCTTCAAAATCAAAAAAAGTTCGCATGGCCGCTACTCTACCTGCGGGGGATTGACCGTGCCAATTAATATTATATCCTCCGGGGTCCTCAGCCGTTGATATAAAGCGCAGAAAATGATCGTCAGTATCTCCAGTTAATTGAGTATAGTGTTCTTTAAAGGCTTTGTTAAGTTCAGCTTCTACTCCCATACTTAGAAGATCTGCGGAGCGGTTTTTTTCTTGAGCCGGAGCATAAACTTTTCCGTTCATGAAGTCTTGTAGATACTCGGAATTAGCGGAGGGATTTAAAAATGCATTAATAGCGCCTCTTAAATTAAATATCGGTGTCGATTCAGCCGCATAAAACTGATTCACAGCTGCGTTTACTTCCGCTACTTTTTGTATAAACGCTATATTTTCATCGGAAGCCTCAACATTTTCATCGGTGGCCAAATATCGAGCGTGGTCAACGACTTCTTGCCAACTATTAAACTCCGGTTTCCCGGCTTCTCGGAGGAAGTGATTAAAGTATTGCAATCTTGTTAGTTCTTTCTCTTCACCGGGAAGACCCGTCCTTTGAGATCTTCTTTTACGTTTTTCTTTGTCTAGATCTTGGTCGAGAACGTATTGAATCAGCTCTTCGGGAGTATTTACCGTCAGTTTAGGGCGATTGCCGTCGGCATCTTTCGGTTTTATATAATCCGTGATTTCTTTAGGAAAAGTCTTCCTCCACGCATTAGAATTTAAAGCGTCATCTAAAGGTTCATACACCTCCCAAGACACATGGTTTCTCTCAGCTAACCACCCGATTAAGTTCATGTACATCTCGTCTATATTTTCTCTATAGTCTATCATAGGGTCTGAAGGAAGACTTTGCTCATCAATAAAATCTATTTGTTCTCCTATTGCCTTGGTAAGCTGAATGATATATCTTGTACGTTGATCTTGAGCTCGTTCGTATTCCCAAACAGTTTTGTATTCTCCCTGAGAAATCGGTTCCAAATTTGCCTCATACCATGCTCTTTGTTCAGGAAGTGCTTTTATCATTCGGTTGAATAGTTCGTCAGTATCTACAGCTCCTAAGGCAGATGCTGCAATGAAGCCTAAAGATCCCAGTATAGGAGGACCGAAAGAAGGATCAGTTAGAGGTGATGGAGGTGCTAATTCTTGGTATGGGTCGGTTAAGCTTCTTGTATAAGCTGGATTATTATACATACTATTTTCATCTTCCACAACCTGATCTAATAAACCCGGTAACTCTTCATTGAGTTTATTTACAGTATCGGAATCTATCGCATCTCCTAGGGGTTCCCAAGGCCAATGGATTTGTTCAAACAATCTACTAACATTAAGAGATTTATCTCCCGGAGGATTTTTATCTAGAGTTAAGCCATCTACAGCTGTACGAATAGCTCTCATCACAGAGAATCCCTTAAGTTCTTCCGAAGAAATTACAGAAAGAAGTCCTTCTGCTATATCAAGAAACATTTGTTGTACTTTCGGAGTTCGTATTACCATAGACCCAACCAATCCGGTCATTCCGGGGTCTACGTTTACTCCTGAAAACCCAAGTGCTCCAAGATCAACAATATTATATAGTATCTCTCCTAATATTCTTGTTCCTTCTGTCGAACCATCCTCATTAAGCCTCAAGAAATCTTCAACAGACCAGTATCGGCCTTCCTCTGGTGAGAAAGTAGATTCCTCTAAGAGTTTATAAGCAGCAAAAGATTCATCAGAGGTTTTAACGGCTTCGTCTACAGTATTTTGTAGGTAAATTTTTCTAGCCGCTTCCTTACTAGGAACTGTGCCATCTAAAACCTCACTAATTTGAACTTGAGGACCAGAGCCTCTGCCCTGATAAACTACATCTTGTCCGTCCATATAAGTTATTGGCTGTGATTTTTTAAAATACGCATCTAAGGTATCGGGATCTATTGGATTTTCTTTGGTACTGAACTGATTTCCTACATCTAAAAGAAGATTTTTAAAGTCTTGTTTTCTACTATCTGATCCCCAATTTGTATCACCCATAGGAAAGAAGGAGGGTGAAGGGTGTGTCTTTTCTTCTTCCATAGCTTGAACTGCATGGGAAATAGAAGAAGGACCAGAGCTTAACTGAGGAGTTCTATTAGTGTCTAAGAAATTACTAACAGTACTTCTTTCGTTATACGCAGAATTATTTAAAACAGAATTTCGTTCGGCTTCAAGATTCCGATCCTTTCTTTCCCTCAAGTCTGCAATCATATTCTGTGCTGTATAAAATAATCCCATTCTAAGCTCCTTGTATTTCGAAGTCTGTAGGTTGTTGTCGGTTAAAAACAATCATATTTTTAAGATATTCTATTACATCAGGAGCAAGTTTATTTAAATGGTTAATAGTTTTATTAGCTTTGGTCTTAGGAATAGTGCTTTCTATATGCCGTATTTCAGCATCATTTAAGGGTCTGGACTTATCTCCTCTAATAGTCATACGATAAGACATTATACGACCCATAAAGTATGCAAATATTTCATGGTCTCTGTCCTCATAAGCCTTACGGAAGTCCTTATTGCTCTGTGCCGCATGAGTACCTTCATGAATTATAGTATCCATAGTTTTCTCAGGTTTCTTGGTATAACTCCACCTCGGTTTATTATACAGGACCACTATAGAGACCCCATCGTCATCTTTTCTTAGATCTACTCTACTGGTTTTTGTATATGGTGTTCGATTGTTTCTCTTAGGGGTAATTACCTCTTCTACTATTTGTTTCGACATGGGGTGAAGACCAACCGCCACATCTTGACCAATTGAGGTATTAGCAAGGGGATCAATTTCCCAAAAACTAATTGGAATCTGCTCATCTGGAGTCTTCTTCCAATCTTCTACTGTCTTCGCGTATCTACTAGGTATTAGCATGCCTGATACACCTATCACATTCCCGAATCTATTCACCTCGACAGTAGACTCTTGAGAACCAGCTGCTTGGATATTCTGATTTACCATTGTTTGTGTTCTCGGGCCGCCGCGATAGAGAGTACCCTTGTATGGAAGAATGGCTATATGAAGTTTGATGTTTGAATCCCTAGGATCTCCTAATTGATCCTTTATAAGTTTCTGAGACGCGGGGGATAAACTATCATACCTTTGCGTCTGTGCTGCAAGCCTAGTCTTGAATTGTCTCTCAGTCAAACCTAATACAGTACGGTGCATGAACCATCTTGTTGCAGCCGGGAATTTCTCAGGTAGGTATGGTTTTGCCTCCTGAAATTTGGGGTTTGTTTCCACACGACGGATGTATGCTTCTTTAATACGGGCCTTTTGTTTCTTGTACTTATCCCTAGCTTCCTCCCAAAGGGCTGTTTGTTCCGCATGCGTTTTCACAAGAGGTGCCCTAGCTTCCATATCTTGGGTATACTGAGCCAAGACTTCTTCGGAGGCAGCCGGGCCGGGGCGAGTGGGCATGTCCGGCCACCCCTGCTTCACATACTTATTATAATGCGGGTATTCTAATACTGCCTCACCCGCTGGAAGTAAAGCGGATACCTTTGTTACGCTTGTTTCCCCGGTTCTACCGATACCGCTGTCGATATTAGGCTGATTTGCTAGCATACTTGTAATAAAATCTACAGTAGTTGGGCTTTCGTTTTCATTTCCGGGAGTCCACAGTTTTTTCTTGGGTGCATTTGGTACAGCTCCTATAGCACTCGCAGTCAGCCACTGATAGCTTGACATAGGAGTTGACATGGTTATATTTTCCGGTAGTATCGCTTCAGGCTTTGGTTTTTCTGCTCCATAACCAAAACCAGTTCTAACTATCGTTTCTCCAAGATTTCTTCCCGAGGCTCGGCTATTCTCTAGATCTTCTTCTGTTGGCGGTTCTGGCTCTGTAAATATCTCCGAACCGGGAACCTTGTTTTTTAGATAGCCATCATCTGGCGTGGGTACCGTGGGAACTGGCTCCTGTTTGGGAGGGTCGGGCAGCGGCCCATAACCGGGCGGTGGCTTTTCCTCTTGTTCTGATTCCGGGTCCACAACGGTTGTTCCACCTGTCTCCGGGTCCTTTACGATTGCGGGCTTCTTCACCACCCCGCTGCCGTCAAGGCTTTTCGCGGCCAGATCCGCCCGAATTGCCGCCACATCTTGTTCACGCTGCGTCTCGGCGAGCGCCCTTTTCTCCGCTATCTCTATTTTCTTTAAATCTAGTATACCTTCTACGACCGTAGATGTTATTTCATAAGGAGCTTTAATTAAAGCTTGCATATTTTTGTAATAATGATTCAGATTTTCTTCAGAAAAATGAGTATCCCATCCCGTCATCTCTTCTCCAGAAACCGGAATAAAAGGAGTCGCTGGTGCTTCTGGAGTAGGAGCCTGAACGTGATAATTAGGCTGTTCCATTACCAAGTCTCCTTTCTGTTGTGGTCTTTATTCCTTCAACCAAATTCTTATAGTTAGCAATAAGCTGTTGGTTATTCTTAATAACCCCTGTTTTAATTTTAGACTGGATCGAAGACTGTATCATAGATTTTGTTACTTCTTTAGGATTTTTTGAAGCTTTCGCAGTATCAATAATAATATTATATCGATGCTCGTCTAAAACATAAGGACTGTTTAGTTGAGTAGACAAAGAAGCAACGATTTCTTTCTCTTGTTCCACCTGTCTTTTTAAAGCTAACTTATTAAGCCTCGACATTCTGTCTTTTACCATTGGCTTTAAATATTTTAGATAGATTAGTTGTTCTTCTACACTCATTTCTTCTTCGGTATCTGTAATAGTATAAGCGGGTACCCTAGTTCCATCCTTAGGAAAACCAAGTCTCCCGTTTTCTGTTGAGATTTCTTTTCCATAACCCATTCGATATAAACGTAGCCACTCATTAGTATGTACTTCAGAAGGGACCTGAGCATCTAACTCATATTCTAAACCACTTAGAATCTTTCCAAGTTCTAGCCTATGTAAAACGATAGTTCTTTCTAATTGCTTAGTATCGTTCTTAGTTTTCAGGCTTTGATAATGTTCTTCTAATTCTGGGTACAAAGAATCCGGCCATGTTCTAAACTTTTCCCGGAAAACCTGTTCCTGTTCCTCTGAGGATTTGTTTTTAAAACTATTAAAAACCTCTTCTCTAATAAAAGAATCTCCAGATTCCTTAGTATCAGGCCAGAGTTCTTGGAAAGTATTCCAATATTCTTCTTTATTGTTTTCAGTAAACTCCCAAGGCTGTGCTATTTCGGAATTCCACAGAGACCACCTATCCCATGCTGGTATACCGGCTGTTCTTACTAAGAATTCTTTATTAGTAGTAATTTGTTGATGCCCAAAAATTTCTTGCACAGAAGGAACATTAGATTCTATTCCTGTAGCAAGGTTTTTTAAAGTTTCATACATAGTTTATACCCTTTATGATTACTCCGGATTGGGACTACCGAATAAGAATTGGAACTGACTACTCCACTCGCCGGGGGCATCTCCCCCTTCATACCCAGCGCCTTTCATTCCAACGTAAGTACTTAAACCAGCACTCACACCAGCGACAGCCCCAGTTACTAAGCCAGTAGTTAGTGCATTAGACATAATACTAGAATCAGATTGCTGGTATAGTGTACTTGGCATAAACTTAACTTGAGAAGCATAGCCAAAATTTCTCTTTGCCAGAATTCCTTCTTGTTCTCTTTGGGCAGATAACAAAGCATTACCGTGTTTTGTTCTTTGGTTAATTAATCCTTTCTTGGCTTGGCTTAAAGCTCCGTTCATTAATGATCGAGCTGTTCCGCTGCTTGGGTTTAGATTCTTGGTCTGCATTACAGACTGTAGTCGAGCGTTGACTTGGTTGTACTGTCGAGAAAACTGTCCAGTAGCGTTATCAAAATTATAACCTAACCAGAATTCCTTTTCAGCCCTAGCCTTATTAGCTGACTTGGCTATATTCCTATTAGCCATCCACTTAGCGGCATTAGCCTGAGCAATCTGACGATTCTTAACTTGGTTCTGCATCTTTTGCTGGAACTGTTGTTCCTCGAATTGAAGACGCTGTATAGCATTATTTGTTACCTGCTGCTGTCCTCCCATCAGGGAGCTGAATACAGCAGAACCAGCTGCTAGAGCTCCCATGCCAATTACTACACCCATTCTAAGCTCCTTATGCGGCCCCTAAGGCCATACCTTTGATTCAGGGTACCCCAGCACCCTGATAATTCAAAGCTCTCTCAGAGGATCCTACGGCCTCTGGAGGTCCATTTGTTATTCTGCCGTTTTTGGGGCTTGCCCATGACGGCTCCTGAGACTTGATTACTCCACAGTCTCATACGACGATCATCGTCTAACCAAGTTTTAACTACAGCTTGCCTCTCTGACTCCTTGTTTCGGTGAATAAGGACATCAACATCCGTTGATAGCATATCCTCCCAGTGGGAAACAGTAGCAGCCAAGACATCTACACGGTCATCCTTCGGCAGGGCTCCTCGTTTATCGAAGATCCTAGTAATCTGCTTCTGATTCTCCTCTTGACACACAGCCCTACGATCCATCACAAGGCGATGAGAAGCCATGACAGGTTCCAGACTCTCAATACAGCGTCTCTCCTTCATAGCCTTGACTCGGTACTCCTCAACAGCCACACGGCCACAGATCTCCATTACCACAGGTAACAGGAGCTGGCAATACATGGCATCACCGAAGTTGGACTCAACCCGGATCTGCTTGACATTGTAATCGTGAGCAAGTCTTCCGATCTTCTTTAGGACACCCTTCTCATAACCACCGGGATATCCTAGAAGTTCATGAATGAAGATATAACCATTAGCGAAGGATGCCACACAGACAGCAGTTTCATCTTCTCCTCGCCCACTTGGATCTACATACATGACCCTCTGGGCATAGCCAGTATAATTATCCGATATCCACATTGGATCATATACCAAGTCCCCCGACAGACCAAACGCAGGAACACCCTTCATGGGCTTCGAGTTCGCCCAGACGATCTTCTCAGGACACATGTCTGGGTGAACATCAATAACTATAAGATCAGATAACCTGAGAGGATACTTCTCGAAGTCAGCCAAACTGGTATCGAGTTTATAATGCAGAGCAAATAACTTAGGTCCAATCTTAGCCATTCGTTCTAAAAGAACTTCATCTGAAAATCTTTCTGGTTGAGTAGCCTCACCGGGTTCAATATGTAGACCTAAGATCCATTCATCTACGTCTTCTGTTTCTGCAAAGGTATTCTTGTCCGGCATAACAGCCGGGAATTTAGTGACTTTATACCCCGACTTTAGGTGATTATATATAGAATCTTTAATCTGTGGTGTACCTAAAAAGATAACTCTACCACCTACGTTACGAATTTGTTCAAACTCTGCTACCTTGTTAAGAAGTTTCTCTCGTGCATTAGCAGTCTCACAATTACCTTCAATCTCAACATCATCTGCGATAACATAATCAGCATGAGAACCTGTGATCTGTGATGAGATACCCCGAGCAAAGCATGACTTGTCTTGTCCAACTTTAGTTCTAGCCTCTACATTAAATGCAAATGCGTTATCGGTAGTGTGATCTCCGGGAATTAAATGATTACAATAAGGTACAAGTTCCAGAATCTTACGAGTCATAGAAATAAACTCAGTTGCCTTATTACCTGTAGCAGACACAACCATGATCGTACTGTTAGGATCCTGTAAAAGAAACCAACTAGCCAAGCAAGCTGTGATTACACTCTTGCCGAACCCTCGGCCTGCTTGGAGT